AACTCGCCCGCCTCTGCATCATATAGCCAACCCTCTGCCACATCCGGCAGTGCCGTGATGTCTACCATCACAGGCGTGCTGCCGTCCGCATACGGAGGCCACACGGGCATCTCATCCGCCTCAAAAATCCAATGCGCCTTATCTTGCAATATCTGTGCTACCCTCACGCCTCATACCCCCATTCGATGATTGCTATTCCTGCGCCGCCGTTGCCACTGGCTCCGCCCGTGTTACCGGGAGATACGCCCGCGCCACCACCGCCGCCACAAACTCCACTGCCGCCAGCGTTAATACCACCACTCCCAGCACTACCACCAATCATTCCAACGCCTCCCGCACCCGGTGGAATAACATACGTATTGTTGTATGAGTCGGTAGTTATGCGCCCTGCGCCGCCACCGCCACCGCCGAGACTGCCGCCGCCGCCGGGAGCTGCGCCATCGCCGCCATTGCCACCAAGAGCCTCTTTGACTACGCTGCCGCCGCTATATATTCCGCCGCCATAGCCGCCCGGCAATGATATGTATGCGCCGATGACGGTTGTACCGCCTGTGTTGCCGTTAAGGCTGGATGATCCGCCGGTGGTAGCACGCGCACCGCCAACGCCAATTGTTACAGCAAAAGGGGCTTGGTTGGTTAGCGCAAAACGCCGCCTGATAACAGAGTCTCCGCCGCTACCCGCTTCAAAGGTTGTGCCGCTAGTGACATTCCCGCGATATGAGCCACCGCCTCCACCGCCGCAAGCCGTCACGTACATTACATTCGCCCCCGGCGGCGGCGTGACCGTTTTGCTCGCCAATATCCAGTCCGTGCGGATGATGTTCGGCAGGCGGGGAGTGATTGCGCCAAGCTGATTGCCAACCGCCTGTGTTATGCCCGCTATTTGCTTATCCAGCGGAATCATATTGTCCGAAAATAATGTAGAGTTTACTGAGTCGCCTATCGCTTCCAAAATCATGCCGATACCTCCCCTTTGATTTCGCCTGTTACCGTGCGCCATAGACGTACAGTCGTCACGCTTCTGACGGTTGTGCCGTCCTCCTCGTACCGCGTGAGCGTCGTTACAATAACCCCGCCTGTTTCCCGGGCCATTGTACGTTTCGCCACAAGGCTGCCTCCTGATTTAGCGATTGTTGCAGTGGTTACACTGCCATGTCTGCCAACCAAGAATTCAACACCCGGCATAGAAGCTAAATTATCAAAGTCAAACGTCTGCAACGCCGCAATGTCCACACGTGCGTTGTCATACCATGTTTGGATTTCCGTTTGGCGGGTGTTGAATTCGGTGGACTGGGTTGTGAATTGGGTTTCCCAATCAGCTTGATACTTCGCCATAGCCGCCTCGAAGGCCTCTTCTTGTCCGTCCCGCTGGTCATCCCACTCATTTGTGATACGCCCCATTTCGGCCTGCAGCTGTGTAAAGAACGCCGCTGTGTTTGTTCTGCGGATAAATTCCGTCACGAGGCCGCAAAGGTTTTCATCAAGCCTCAAATCCGCAATATCACTTTGCTGTATATCCCGTGACCCGCGCCGAACGGTTATATCGGCAATCGCCAACTCGTGGATATTACTGTTACGCGTCAGCGTGTCTGTTGGCTTCCAGTCATTATAGTAGATGACATGTGTAAGCCGCTCGTTTTCCAAATCGGCCGATATGACTATTCGCACAGTTCTGTCAACAGACGGACTTGATGGCGGCAAGTCAAACTCAATCTTCGTTACATCATCCAGGATTGCCGTAATGCCCTGTATGTGGCACTCGCCCAGCTTCACACTGACAATCATGCCACCTTCTGCCGTTACGGCAAAGTTGTCAGTCGGGTCAAAGAAAACGCCGTCCGTAAAATATTTCCGCCATAACCGCCGATAAAACACAGCATCAACCGCCCGGTCAAATATCGGCTCATTATACTCGTCAAACCCTTCAAAATTACTTTGCATAGGATAGGATACTAACCCCATTGCCATCACTCCTTATTGTTGTATGCTACGCGTTATCTTTTGCCCGACGGTCAACTGCTCTTTGCCGAGGATGATTTTGGTCACATGTGTTTGATTTTCTACAATCTCCTGTATTTCTGTGATTCGACCTTCCGCGTATAGGTCTATTTCGTCATCGCTGAACGAACACTTGTCGCCCAATCCATACGCCATATTCCCCATTCTGTCACTATCAATAGTGCACTCGATTGCCTCACCGATGTTATACTCTGCCAGTTTGGAAAGCCCGCGTTCTTGCAGAAGCTGCAAATACGCGGATTCGCTTGTGCCTTGTGCCTTTTGCAAATCTCTGGCATCAACAAACAGCTCCTTGCGTGCTGCGCCATCCGTTTGGTCAACAATAACCGTTGCCCTTGCATCTCCTCTGTCTTCACCGGCAACAAACGCAAAGTTCTTCCTTGTGCGATTGTTTGTATACCTAAATTTCGTTACATTATACCGCTCCTTCGCAAAGACACACCACGTATTCACATTCTGCGACGATGTGCGGTCAAGCCCTTGGTACACCTCAAAATACATCAGCTTTTTCGGCAAATCGTACCATATGCGAAAGCTCATTTCGGGGTCAGCCAATATCTCTGATATCGCCTCATACGCTGTCTTCCCTGTTCGCTGGTAATGTAATGTCGCCACCAAGCTCTTTCGTCTGACCAAGGCGCAGCGCGGGCATAATACGCGCGGGGTCTTGCGGCGATACGAAAAAATCAGATACAATGCTTCGGCAGACATCCTCCACCTTGCCGTCATAGCTCCGCGAAGTTTCAAAGACGCGGTCTTGCAAGATGAATTCTAAAAACTCGCCTTTTATGTACACATCATCATCACTGATATTGTCATAAGTTATAACACCCGTACTTTGCTTGCCCGCCCAATACACATACGCGGCCCGGCGAAGCTGTACCCAATTTTTGAGCAACTGATAATGAGCGAAAACGCCCAATACACATACGCGGCCCGGCGAAGCTGTGGAATATATTTGCGGTCAAGGTGCAGCTCGAATGTTCCAACACCATAATACCGCTCGAACCATTGCAGGCTTGAGAAGTCTTTTATTGTTTCAAACCGCACAAAATTCTTGTCCATCAAAACAATCTCAATATCTTTAATTTCTTCCATGCACTACGCCCCCAAATACTGCGGCCTGTAAAAAACATGAACGCTCAAGTTTGATGTCCCCTCATCCGCCGAATACTCAATACTGCTTTGCCCGCGAGGAATCTGGAAGAAGCTCATGTGTGGGTCTGTCTCATTCAGAATGTCAACGCCGTTCAGTGCGGAAATAAGCCCCTTCGAATTTGTGTTGAACCGTATCTCATCGCCACCTACCATTGCCACATCAGCGCGCAGGAACTTACCCTTGTTGATGGTTAGCTTTGGGCCTTTGACCGGCCCCGTCGCTCGGAATATCACCTCAACAGGAACAGGCACATCACCATTATTCATAATGCCAACCTCTGCCGATAGAATCCTGTAGTCTGTAATCATACCGCGTTTTAACATAACAAACGGAAAGGCCAGTCGCGCACGTTTCTGCGCTATGTTCTTGCCGTAATCGCTCATGTCAAGGAAATACGGCTGCTCGCATATCAATCGAATCTGCAATGTCAAATCGTGGTATATGTTTTCCTGTACAACACGCACAGGGTGGCACTTGTATCGTATCCACTTTGTTACGCCGTCCCTTGTGACGGTCAGTTTGCCTTCATCGTATGGATTGAAAAAACCAAGCACATGCTCGCGCAATGCTGATGCGCAGTCCATCACAACATCAATTTGCCGCATGAGTGGCTTCGTGCGTTTGATCGTCGCACCGGGCAACTGTGGGTTATATGCGGCCATGAAATCAAACTCAAGGCCCGTCAGCCCTTCAATAGATATGATTTTGTAGTCTTCGAAACCTGTTCCCACGCTGATGGAACGCCCATTTTGCTCGAATCGAAGTATAATGTTTTCCTTGCCCATAGAATCGCCTCCTTTCAGGGCGTGAAAAAGGACAGCCTGATTGGGCTGTCCTTTGGTGAACTATTTTATTTTCGGCAAGCAAAAACCGCCCTGCGTGAGAGCGGTTTCGTTCTGCCTTATTTGTCGCCATAGTGTGTACGGCATGAAGCTATGATGATTGCCTCTTCGGTTATTTTGTACGTGAGACGATTCACATCGTCAATGCGACGGCTCCAATATCCCGCCTTGTCATGTTTTAGTGGTTCGGGCTTGCCTATTCCAGTATATCCATTTCTAACGATGTCTTGCAAGAGTTGGTTTAGCTTTTTCAGCGTCTTTTTATCTTGCGTCTGCCAATACAGATAATCTTCCCACGCCTTCGGCAAGAATGAAAACGGTTTATTCATTCGCCATAGCCTCCAACTCCTCCATTGTTTTTACAACAAAACTTGCCTTGCCAGATTCGATTTCGTCAATTGCTTTCCCCAGATACGCCTGGTTAGCCTCGCTATAAAACGGGTCTGCGATAATCTCAAACGGAATCCTATTTTGACGAACAACAGCTTTTGCAAATATCGTTATTGCTGTTGTCATGTTCAAACCCATATCATCAAAAAGTGTTTCCGCTTGCTTCTTTAGATTTTCGTCCATACGAATTGTTACGCTTGTGCTTGCCATACAATCATCCCCTTTCTATATTTATTATAAACGAATTCGCTTACGTTGTCAATATACTTTGCGTTGTTTTTTAGCCGATTATTCAAAATTTGCGTCAAAACAATTTCACAAACCCTACGCAAACGCCATCTCCTGCGCCGCATTTTTCACCGCCCGCGCCGTCTCTGCCGGTGACTGTACGGGTTGATATATGTTTACATGCTGCTCAATAGGTCGCAGCACGCCTCCAGCACCACCCGGCGCGCTTCCACCCGCCCCGCCGCTAAACCGTTCCGCAATGCTGTCAGCTGTTGTCTGGATGGCAGACTTCAACATGCTCCCCAGCACCGACAGCGGTAAAACCGCCTCGCTCTCGCGTCCTTCGCCAACCAATGCCAGTGTGGGGCGTGTTACAACGCCGCCTGTTGCCAGCGCGGGAACGCCGTTGACACCGATAGAGACACTGCCGCCCGATATGCTTTCCGTCGCCGCCCTAAACCGCTCAAGAACGGCCCTATAAGCACCCTCCTGCGAGGCAAGACCCTTCACAAGCTGTTCGCCAAACGATTCGCCCGAATCAAAATATTCAGGGTTGTACCCCTTGAGAAGGTCAATGATGGCATCTTGATTCTTCTCCATATCGCTGTACATCAATTCCGCTTGTTTCCTTGCCCCTTCACGCATTTCTTCCAGATTGCGGATGTTCTCACGTATCTGGTCTGTGTGATTCTCTTCCTGCATCTTCGCTTCCGCTTCGAGGCGCTTCGCCTCAATGGATGCATCCTCGGCAGCGTATTGCCCTCGGAGCGCTTGCAGGCTATCCAGCGTGGCCTTGAGGGCATCCTTTTCAGCGGTTGTCTTAGCCTTCTTGAGCTTGTCTTCCAAAGCGCGATGCCGCCCACTACCGCCGCCGATACGGCAAGAAGCGCAATGCCAACCGGCCCCGAGGCTGCTTGCAACACCGCCTTTGCCGCCAACACACCCTTTATTGCGACGGCCAAAGCAATTTGCGAAGCCGTGTTCCCTCCCGTTGCTGCCGTTTCCACAAGATTCGCCGCTGTTGCCAGCTTCATTGCCGCTGCAAACGCTCCATACGCCTTCGCGCCCGCACTCACTGCAAGCAACATCGGCCCCAATGCCGCAACCACTGCACCAAGGGTAACAATATTTTCCTTCGTGGATTCATCCATATTGGAAATCCACGTTGTAAAATCACGCACTGCGTTGAGGGCTTGCTCAATGTACGGCATAAATATCTCGCCGAACTGGATACCGATTTCCATGAGCTGGTTCTTTGCCATTTCAATACGGCTTGCCAACGTTCCGTACCGTTTCTCGGCCTCCTCTGTCAATGCCGTATTCTCGCCCCACGCCTTTGTACTCGTGTCAATAGCGGTTGCAAAGGTATCAGCCGCGCCGGATGCACGCAGCAACGCATCACGCATACGGACTTCGGTGATTTCCATTTCTGTCAGTACCTTGATGGCGCTTTCGCCCTCCATGCCCATGCGCTCCAAGCCCTTGATAAACGCAAGCATGGACTGCGTAGCGTCTTGCCGGAACATGGTCTTGAACTCTTTTGTCGTCATTCCTGCGACGCTTGCGAACTGCTCAAGCTTATCTCCGCCATTTTCTGCCGCCAGTGCGATTTCAACCATGACCTTGGAGAAAGCAGAGCCGCCAGCCTCCGCCTCGATGCCAACGGAGGACAGCGCCGCTGCTAGGCCCACAAGTTCACGCCATATTGCGCCAAAAAAGCGGCTTGGAACAAATCTGCGTCATGCTCGAAATCGAACACCCTGCCCTTTGCTCCATTGCCGCTTTTGTTTTTGGATGGCGCTTTATTGCACTGCAAAAACCCGAACATAAACCGAACTGCTTCGTTGATATTGCCGGGTATCACGGGGTAGAATGATTTGAGCGCGTAATATGTGAACTCCTCGTCCGGCAAGCCGTTTCTTTTCTCAATATCAATAATAACCCTATAATCCGAGCGGATATCGTAGTCAATCCCGTCTATTGTTACGCATTTTGGCAGGTCAAACATGTTTTATTCCTCCGTTGGCACAAATTCCTTTGCTGCAAAATCCCAAACGCCGTCAATCGGGTCGCCCTGCGCATTCAGGTTGCCACTGATGACACCTGTTTCACCACCTGCGCCGCTAATACTGTCAACGGCTATCGCCACGCGGAATTTCCGCGCCCTGTACATCTTCGTATCTGTGCCGACCTCGTCCCAAAGCTCGATACGAATATAGTCTGTGATCGCGTCTGCGCCCGTCTTGTGGTTTCTGGCGACATCATAGATATACTTTACGGCCGCCTCTGACATAATTGTGTCTGTTGAGAACGGGAACGTTGTCTCATAAGACTTCGTTGTCACTGTTGCTGACTTCTGGTGAATATAAATCTTCGAATCCGTTTGCGCACCGGGATTCTCGTCAAGCGAAGTAAAACCTTCGCCCATCATCGACCAGACCTGTGCGGCAGTCGTCCCTGTCCCCAAAATGTCAAGCCATTCGTGCCGCCCTGCAATTTTAAGTTCGTCCATTGTCTACACTCCTTTTTCAATATAAGTTAGTCTCGCCTGAAGCATCAGTTTCACTGTGTCGTTCGACACCTGCGTCCATATCGGCGCGTCACCAAGCACCTCAAGCGTAATCATCTTTGTGTTTTTGCCGAAGTCAGGATAATTCTTTGCCGCCTCCTGCTCTTCAACCCATTCAACCCATTGCCGCATCTCGCGCATCGCGTCCGTATTTGCGCTATCCGCAACATCAGACAGCGCGTGCGTCTGCGTCAACGCAAACTCATATCGGCGCACGCACGACGGATTGGACGGCGTGTGGCCAACGTATTTCTTCGCCGGTGTGCTTGGCACGGATATAACCGCGCAGCTCTCCGGCTTCTCGCGCAAAAGATTAAGGAGCGGGTAGCTCAGCAAATTTTCATTGCTTCGCACCCACTCCATAACCGCCAATTCTCTATTAACTGTTTTGTTGGTTGCCATTCTCTACCCCCTATCCATATAGGCCTGTATTGCTTCCTTGTATGCATCACCGCGTGCCTGCATCGCCGCCCTATCCCAAAACGCGGTGGCCAGCGGATGCACGTCACGCCCGAACCGCTTATGTGCGCCGTAATAGTTATCGGCTGCGTATGGCTGCACGTATTCCACATACCCCTTACCATCCTCGGCCCCAACACGTGCCGTATCTGACAAAGCGCCATCCCTATACGGCACGTAGTCGTTGAAGACTCGTTTTGCCTCGTTCGCCATGAATAGCAATGTTTGGCGGTTGCCCGTGATGCGCTTTGCAATTGCTTGCGGAGATGTCTCGAACTTTGTCTCAACCTTCATGTTACACACCTTCAATCTTGTAGTGCTTTCCCTGCGCGGCGGCGGTATTGTCCTGAAATGCCTTTACCGTCATGCATTTGCCCGCAAGCTTCTTCCGCACATCGCTTTCACGGAATGGTCTCTCGCCTGTTATATCGATGTTTATATCCCCAATCGCCATGATGTCGCCCGCCTTGATTGTGAAGCATCTTGCACGTTCATGTTCAGACAGGCTATCCCATTCATCAGGGGCCCTGTATAACCCCGATTCTGGCATAATTACAACAACCGTGTTTACGATACTCGCTGTTCCGTCGCTTATGGTTCGAACGGTTTTGAGTTTCCACTTGCAGGCAAACGGAACGACAAAGCGGTAATACTTAACCGTGCCGTTTTGGGGCTCAAGACGATTCCAAATTGTCACGACTTGCGTGCATCCTCGCATAGTACCTACACCCCCCTATACAACTGCTCTGGTGTGAAATACATGTCAACGCACATCCGCAGTCGCTGGGACTGCAAATCTCCTGCTGCCGCGCCTGTCAAGTAGGTTTCAGAATACCCTTCGTTGCTGAATGATGCCAGCGGAACACCGCAGCCGCCAACAGCAGGACGACTACATGCGAAAAACACATCCGCAATCTCGCACACACCGCGCTTGTTTGGCCCCGTTATGTTCTCGGCTGTGATGCGATTGAACGTGCGTAAACGCACAAACCCTTCCGCTTTCGCTACCCACCGAGGGAACTCGGCCTCGGGTATATCTCTATACCCAAGAACCGTGTAGTCTGTGTAGGACACATATGCCATAGGGTCACTCCTTGCTGTCCGTGCTTGAAGAGGCTGATGCTGCCTTTTTAGGCTTAACCGGAACAAATCGCTCCGGGTCATCCTTCCATCCGTCCGTTACGATATCATTTTCGCTTGTCAGTATGTTTCCCGTTGTCACATCTTGTACCATCATTGCCTAACGCCCCTTTCGTTTATGCAGAGAACTTCACGAGCAAGTCCGGCGTAACCGCCTTAACGCCGTAATAGTAGAACAGTGATACGGCATACGCCTCCGACAACGGGATTTTCTCTGCACCATATGGTCTCGGCAACACAGGAAGCGCGACAGACCCATCAACCATGCCGATTACAGGCGTGTCGCTCGGCAAATATACAGAAGAGAACACACGGACACCATGGAACATACCAAAGGCCTCTGCCGCGGTGTTTACGTTTGCATTGTTGACACCCTGGTCAAGGAAGCTTCGGATTTTGCCATACTCAAGCGTGGACATAATAACGCTCATCATATCGCGGTCAATGCCGTCGACATAATCATTCTTCGTTGTTTCGAGCTGCTGGATAAGGGCCTCAAGTCTTTCCCCGGGCGTTGTTGCCGTGGTTGTGACACCTGTTGCATTGTCGGCCGCTTCCTTAAAGAACGCCCTCTCCAAATCGCGAATCAGCGTTTTTTCGTGGTTTCGGCTCCGGCGTTCCAGCAGTCCGTCCACACCATACAAAAGCGTATCTTTAGTCTCAATTTCCTCGACAATTTCGCAGTCATTGTTAATCTGGATAACAACAGGCTTTGCCTTTGCCTTTGCGCCCTTTCCGTTGCTACGCGCCGTCCCGTACGCCGTAGATACCGCGTTCGCAAAACGCTTTGCTTCTACAGACCCGGATTCAGGGTCGCCAGACAAATCTTGGTTCTTCAGCGCCCCGGAGATTGTTCCCTTCTGTACATTGTCAATAACCTTTCCTGATAACTCGTGCAAAAAATCATTCCCCGTAGGGTCCAGCAGGATGCTCAAAGATTCAATTCTTGCCATTTCAATTTCCCCTTCCACTTTTCTGATTTTTAGATAACTCTCGGAATGACTCTGTCGCCACTCTGCCTGCCCCCATTCCCGGCAGGCGGAAGGCCAATACCCAACGGATTCGGGTTCGGGTCTTCCTTCGCCTTAAACGCGTCAGGCGTAGATTCTACAAGCGTCTTGACTGCGTCCTCAAGCCCAAGCACTTGCCCTCCATCCAGCTTCAATCCTTTTCCAAGAAGCTCTTCCATTACACCCTTGCGGGCATACTCGCTGGTGAACTCCTCTTTCGACAGCCGTACTTCGACAGCGTGCCGCATTGCGATACCTTGCAATTCTGTCTGATGCGCAGCTTCTTTTGCGGCCATGTCATCAGACAAAGCCTTGACTTGCCCCTTCAGGTCTGCCACATCCACACCGTCAAACGCGGCCAATTTCGACTGCACATCTGCAAGCTGCCCCTGCAGGCCATCTTTCTCTGCGATTGCTTCTGTTGTTTTGAGCTTCTGCGCCTCGACATCTTTGCCGTTTTCGGCCATAATTTTGTCGATAACATCCTTCTCAATGCCAAGGTCATGCAAAAAATCTCTTTTCATAATTTATTCCTCCCATACGCTTTTGCGGGATTGCCTCCCGTTGGCCCATGCAGTTTTACGCCTTGCGGAGGGCGTGAAAAAGGACAATCCAAGCAAGCGCGTACTTTGCGCGTTCCCTTTGGATTGTCCTTTGGCAGACTTAAGTTTATTGGGCAGCAAAAAACCGCTCTAAATGAGAGCGGTTAGGCTTGATGGTTTTATTTTCAATGTACACATAACTCAAAGCTTCGACGCGTATGCTTTCCGCACGCGCCAAGAATAATGTCTTTATGCTTTTCATAATCTTCTTCGAAAAATGTGCTTTCAACGAAAGAAACGCCGACAAGGGTTGCAACCTCATCGTCTCCCTCGACGAACAACTTCTCTATAAAATCAAAACACCGTTTCACCCCAGCCATATCCCTTTGGCGAACTTGGTACATAACATAGGGTTGGAACTCGCTCTCATACAACGCGTACGGCAAACCTATATATTCATCTTGATTTTCACTATAGATTTTTTGCAAACTAGGAAATTCAGAAATCAGCGCTTCAATTGCTGTATCATATATTATTCTCATATAATCCACCATCCTTTCACTTCCCGCCTAATGCGTTTTCCAAATCTTCGATTAGAGCTTTTGCGATTGCTGCTTCACTGTCGCTAATACCCTGTGCTCTTAGTCTCCTATTCAACCTGTTTATAAGTTCTTCCGCTTTTGTCGAGTGGAACTTCCCATTCATTGGCAGACCTGTCATTAGTTCGTTCCGAACGGCATCCATTGTCGTGCCATTCCCAACTATATTCTTTCCGCCTTGACCCTTGTATATATCTTTAATGATATTGTCCATAATAGAATTCGTTACATCGGGTCTAATGCTTATGTCAATTCCATTTATTATACCGCCACCAAGCCCATTTGTAAACCTTTCCAAGCTCATCCCGCGAGTATATCCGCCGACTGCCATCCGCTCGCCCTTTGTCGGTATGCCCATCGCATCGCTAAACGCTGCATACTTTTGGTTCAGTGCCGTCACGCGCGCCTTTGCCAGCGTTTCGGCCTGCTTATCTCCTGCGGCTTTATGCGCCATCGAGGCATCCTTTGTCTTGCGGATTGTTGTTTCCAGCCGTCGTTGGAACTGTGTTGCCTCATATTTGTTGTATCCCTTGCCCTCAAACTCGCGTTTGATATGTTCCTCGGCATTCATGCGGTCAAGCTCTTCGGGCGTGTAGAGAGGCCGCGAGACCCCAAGAACGACAGAGAAAGCGCGGTGTCTGCAATTGTACTCTTCCAGCAGTGGCACAATGACATTGCGGTATGTTTCCATATCAAACTGCCGCCCCGCAAACCACTCATGCGATTCGCGTGCGCCGGAATGCCATGTGATTTCCATGCCATCCGCGCCGATTTCTTCGCCGACCTGCTCCGCCATGTGGCGAGAAAGACGTTGCTGCCCGCCCATGATAGCATTGCGGATGCTGGAATCAACACGGCGACGGTACGCCTGTTTCCCTTCGTTGTTATACTCAACATGTGTTAGGCCGTAAACTCACCGATTTCAATGAACTCGGTCGTTTTCGGCAAAGGCGTCTCTTGAAACGGCTCAGGATTTGGCGTTTGTGCCGCCGGTGTTTGCAAAGGCTTGACGTCTGCGATTATTTCTGGGTTAGCCGATGCCTGAACACCGATTTTACAATCGGAATTTTCGCTCCGCGAAAACGGCGTACGCATATCGGTAGAATCACCCGATACGCTAAAACCAACGCCGCCCTTGTTCGTCGGGTTCTTTGATACTTCTTTTTTGCAGGACGCGGTAGATGCTAAGACGCAAATAGCAAAAACAACAAACGTCAGTCGTCTATTCATCTGTGCCTCCAGCATCAAAGGCCGCAAGTATCTGCTCGTCAAGCTGAATTGCCGGTCGCTTATCCTTAGATGGCGCAAGCGTAGGTTTGCCCGCAGGCTTTACAACCAAGTCACCAAGCGTGCTTGCAACGACTTTCTTGCCGAAGTCCTTTTCCATTTGCGTTAAAGGTATCAATTTGCGCTCATACAAAAGAGTTTCGGCGTAGCCTGCGTCCGTCATAGCTTGTGCAACCTGCAATTCATCAACATATTTTCGGTTGCTTCTACCCTCAACCAATTTCCAGCCGTCAACATCTTCACCAGCAAACAATGTTTTTGTAACGAGGTTTTCCAAATCCGTGAGCCAAGCCCGAATATCTGCCGCCCGTTCAAGAATCGCCCCAGCCTCTTCGGGGGTTAACAACGATGTGTCAGGGTTTTCATCAAAGGTACCCAAAAGCTGTTCAGCCCGTGCGCGGCACTGTTCTTTTGCTTTGCAAAACTTGCACGCGTCCTCGCTAGGCGCAAAATCGCCCTCGCCAGCATACGCAAGCTCTGCTCGGGATTTCACAAAAGTCTTTGCCCATTCTATGAGCTCGACAACACCGATTTCATCTTCACTTTGCACGCCAGGAAGCCGAGGTTGATAAATTGTCATTCGTATATGTGCAATGTCATACAATGCGCCATACCGAGTCAACGCGCCTAAAGCATACAGCTTCATCTGCGGGTTTCCCAAGGCTTCAACGCGATTTCCTTTCCCATACTTAAAATCGATGACTTCAAGATAGTTATCAGAAATGATGATACAATCGGCGGTGCCAAATCCCTCGGGCGCCCAAGCCGAAAAGTCCAATGACTCGGCTTCGAGTTCAATAAGCGAATCGGCACAGGCCTCTTTCGCGGTTCTGTATTTGTGGGCAATCAGTTTTGCGTAGTCGTCTGCGCATTCCTGCATTTCCGCACAGTAATATTTACCAGCCGAAAGCTTGTCCAGTTTTTGACGAAAGACCTTTTCAGTAATCCACCCGAGGTGGTACATGGCCGTGGCCTCTGCCACTTTATGCGCCGCAGTTCCCTCTTCTGCCGCGGTGCTCGTGGTTCGCTGAAATTGCGCGTCAAGCCTTGCACTTGGTGTACAGGCCAGCCATCGTGCCGCGCCGCTGGCCGATAGCAAGGCATGTGCTGGTCGTTTTGTCTGTTTAGCCATTGGCCTGCACCAGCGCTTCCATAAGAGCCGGATAATCGGCTTCGGCAATATCCGACAGCTTATCTGCATCGAACTTAGCGAAAATTTCCCGCAAAGTGTCCGGCTTGCCAGCCTTCGAAAGCGCAAGCGCAAGTGCTCGGACATCTGTTTTGCGCACGGATTTTGTTGACTCCTGCGGCGGGGGCGAACCCGAATCATCAAGTGCCGACTCTTCAGCCGGTTTGGTTTTGGGCTCAACAGGCGCCGATACCGGCGCCGCAGACTTCGGCGCGTTTTGCTTTTTGGCCGGCTCTGTAGGTTGATTCGCCAGCAAGCTCGCCAGCAATTGCAAATTTTCGGGTGTCAAATCAAGCGTTAATGTTATCTGCTGCATTTTGAACAGCCTCCTTATTTTTCAGCCATACCTCGTAGGATTGGCAGTTTTTGGGGTCTTGATAGAATTTTTTCGCAGCCTCTAGCAAGCGAGACAGCATAATGTCCTCAACAACCTTGTGTGTTATAGGCATAGCCTCGTGCATACGCTTCCCTCGCTTTAAGTATCTGATTTAGATACTTTCAGGGCAAAAAAAACCTCACAAGCCTCGTCACCGGAAAGGTTGTACCTTTCAATAACGAAAGCCATTTCAGTTTGTGTAAACGATGCTCCATTCGCTTCGTTTATCTTGGCGTTTAGTCGGGATAAACTCAATCCCATAGCCGTTGCCAAGGCCGCCTGTGTATCGCTACGCTTTGCCAGGTAACTGTTAAAAAGCGGTTTGTTCATATATTGGATCACTCCTCCCTGAAATACTGAAATACTTTGAGCCACTCTTCTCTGCGCAGTTGGAAGTAGCGGATTACGATACTTATTATATCGCACGAAAAGTATCTTGTAAATATATTTTTGAAAAAAATGTTTATTTTCAAGAAGAAACATGATATAATTTATATAGTTTATTAAGGAAGGAAGTTTTCTGAATGCCTGACAAGACGGGTCCACGGATTAGAGAAATCAGAAAAGACCGAGGCATGACGCAAGAAGAACTTGCGGCAAAACTCGGTGTAACTAAAGGTGCTGTCAATAAATATGAAACTGGTATTGTCGTAAACCTTAAGCGCGACACCATTGAAAAAATAGCTGAAATCTTGGATGTATCCCCAGCAGACCTCATGGGCTGGACTGACCAATCTTGGGGCACAATCAGAAAGCTTGCACGTCGGCCAATTACATCCAATCCGCATAAGCTACGGTCCATAGCCCTACTTCAAGCTGCTCACCTTAGCCCAGAAGAGGATAAAGAAATCGCTACATATATTGAATTTTTCTTGTCAAAGAGATAAGGAGCCAGCGCATGACTAAAGCTGTTATATACGCCAGATATAGCTCCAGTAATCAAACCGAGCAAAGCATTGAAGGGCAAGTACGCGTATGCACTGAATACGCAAAATCAAACGACCTGGAGCTTGTAGGCACCTATGTGGACAGAGCAATTTCCGGGCGAACAGATAACCGTCCAGACTTTTTGAGAATGATTGCGGATAGTAGTAAAAACATATTTGACGCAATTATTGTGTATAAAACAGACCGATTTGCCCGAAACAAATATGATAGCGCCATCTATAAAAACAAGCTGCGGAAAAATGGTATTCAAATTCATTATGCCGCCGAATCAATCCCAGGTGGCCCAGAGGGTATTATTCTTGAAAGCCTAATGGAAGGACTTGCAGAATACTATTCCGCTGAATTAAGCCAAAAAATACAAAGAGGCAAACATGAGAGCGCTTTGAAGGGGCGCGTCCTGGGGAGTATCCCTCTTGGCTATGTAAGTGGGCCAGATAAAACCTATCATATTGATCCAGACAAAGCAAAAGTTGTTCGAACAATTTTCGAGTTATATAACGAAGGAATAGCAACCATAGAAATTTGCAAGACTCTAAACGCCCGCGGCGAACGCACAGCGGCTGGGCGCCCCTTCACAAAATCCAGTCTTTCCAGTATTATTAAGAATGTAAAATACATCGGAATCTATAAATATAGGGATATGGTAAATGAGGACAGCATTCCAGCTATCATTTCAAAAGAGGTTTTTATAACAGCGCAAAAGGAATTGAACAAAAGAACAAACAGCAAACAGGCAAGAGTTCCCCGAGCCGAGTATCTTTTAGCCGATAAGCTATATTGCGGGCATTGCAAGAAAAAGATGACCGGCGTCAGCGGTACGGGACGAAACAAACGCAAATTCTACTATTATTATTGTCCCGCCTCGCGCGCAAAAACGGGGTGCGACAAAAAGCATGTCAGCCGTGACTGGATCGAAGACCTAGTTGTTTCTACAACCATAGATTATTTATTACAACCAGGAGTCATTGACGCCTTAGCGCAAAAGATTCATGCAATGCAAGAAACTAACACCGAGCCAGATGATCTCCAGTATTTCCAAAAACGTCTTGCCGAAAACAAAAGGGCAAGCGCGAACATTCTAACAGCAATAGAGTCTGGTGTTATAACCGAAACGCTCCCCGCACGCTTGAAGGAGCTTGAGGACGAGCGCTGTACAATTGAAGATGAAATAAACTACTGCGAACAAAATCAATTCACTCTTACAGAAAGCGAAATCGCGTTTATGCTTAACAATTTTCTAGAGCCTACGGAAGACCTTAACGCATACAGACAGCGAATTATTACAAGCTTTGTGTCTGAAGTTTATCTCTACAACGATAAGCTCACGCTATATTATAATATAAGTAACGGTAGCGGTTTAACTTCCGCCAATACATCTCTCGTAGAATCCAACCGGTTCGACCAGAGATGTATTGATAGAATTTTCTTTTTCGTCAGTAAATATGCGGGTTACGCGATTTTCGTTTTCGTCTCAATCGCGAATTCTCTTGAATTTCTATCCCCTCGTCTATCCTAATCTTTAGGATGGATTTTTTACACATATCATGCTATTTCATCCGGGGTCATCTTTCCAAACGCTGTACCCATATGCAAAGCATTCGCTGAAACAAGTTTTGTCGCACTCTCCAGATGTGTATAAATATTTGCCGTCGTGCTATAGTTACTATGCCCCAACCATTCTTGAATTTGTTTCATTGTCACACCATTGGCCAATAACAAGCTCGCGCATGAATGCCCATATAGTATAATAAAGACAAATCGGAAAAAACCTTGTAAAATCAAGGAATTTTAAGATTTGTCTTATGCTTTTCCCCACTATTTCCCGACAAAAACACAAGCTGAAAATGGACTCTGAAAAGGAGATGTTTCATTAGGACTAAAAAATGAATTTGTTTAAACATCAAAGCTTGCCTTATAAGCTGTAAAATTTGATGTTGAATTTTACAGCTTATCGGTGTATAATACCAATACAAGGAGGTCTGATATTATGCCAAATATTAAACCAGTTTCCGATTTGCGGAACTACAATGATGTTTTGAAAACAGTCGCCATTGGTGAACCTGTATTTTTGACCAAAAATGGAAGAGGGCGTTATGCGCTGATTGACATTACCGATTACGAAAAAACGCAGGCCACCATCAAGCTTATGTCACAGCTTGCTTTAGGCGAAAAGGCCGGACGTGAAAAAGGTTGGCTCACGATTGATGAATTAGAAAAATCTTTGGGGGTATAGAGTGTGGCTCAAATCCATATATCCCCAGAAGCATTAAATGATTTAATGGAAATCAAGAAATATATCACGGTGGAGCTTGATAATCCTACCGCTGCTTTGAATGTGGTTTCAAAAATCACAAAAGCTATTCGAGGACTGAATCAGTTTCCAGATATTGGTGCGCCGCTTTCATCCATTATAGACTTACCAACCAATTACCGATTTTTGGTTACGGGCAATTACCTTTCATTCTATCGGCATGAGGACGATGCGGTCTATGTTGTGCGTGTTCTCTATGGTAAGCGAGATTATCTCAAAATTCTATTTATGGAACTCCCAGAGCAGGAATCCGATAGTGAATAACCTGATATTTTCTATAAAAGACACTTATCCACGAGATAGTGTCTTTTATAGAAAATAAAATAAGTACCACTATTTTTTAGTGATAAGACTAAAATATTCTCTAAGCTATACTTTACTCACTGATCTTTTATAGTATTTTTTATCAATTAGGATTGTGAAGTCAACAGCAGAGCACTCATAGTCTAATCATCGGCTCACGATTAGACGCGAAAACGAAATCGCAAACGATAAAATCAGATATATGAAACAGCAGAAATTGTTCCTTATAAACAGTTGCCTTATATTCCGTATACTTGTATAATAACACTATTGATGTGATGCATTACTAGCAGATAGAGGCAGGTGGGAAAATTTGATACAAAAACGCATAGGTAACAGAATTAGAGAATTACGTACTAAGACTGGATTAAGCCAAGAAAAATTTGCTCTGAAAATTGGTATGGATAGGACATATTTTGCAAGTGTCGAACTCGACAAAAGAAATGTAGCAGTAATTAACCTCGAAAAGATTGCGAATGGTTTAGAAATTTCTCTATCTGAATTATTTGAAAATATATAAGGCAGCATCAAAGATTCGATGAGAGGACAGATAATTATGGAGTTGAATATATTTTCTTTTTTTTCGGGTGCAGGCTTCCTAGATTTGGGGTTTGAAAAAAACTCATTTAATATAGTTTTTGTGAATGAATTTAATAAGTCATTTTTAGAAGTATACAAATTTTCCAGGGAAAGAATGGAAATATCTCCGCCGCAATATGGGTATTACTGTGGAGATATAAACGATTTACTAAAGGGCAAGAACAAGCAATCTTTTTCTAAAAAGATTGCTGATAAAAAAAAGAGTGGACTGGTAGGATTCTTGGGTGGGCCTCCTTGCCCTGATTTTTCAGTCGCAGGAAAAAATGAAGGCATAGTTGGAAAAAATGGCAAATTGACAAATACTTACAAGAGAATTATTCTTTCACAAGAACCTGACTTTTTTGTTTTTGAAAATGTGAAAGGGCTTTGGTCAACCAAAAAACACAGAACAGAATACCAAAAAATGAAGCAGTCATTTTCTAGGAAAGGATACGTTTTTGTCGATAAATTGGTAAACACTCTTGAATATGGAGTTCCGCAGGAGAGAGAGCGTATTATATTATTCGGAGTTAAACACAGCTTGATAGCTGATGATAAAAGAGCAGCAAGAAAAACACTCAAAACACAATTTTCATGGGGAAATATTGAGAAGTATTCTATTGATAAAATAAGGAAGTGCAATTGGCCCACAATTAGCGATTTTCAGGAAGATAGTGCATTGGCGCCTCCCACAAATATAATACCGGAAGTAACGGTTGAATATTGGTTCAATAAAAATAATGTAAGCCATCACTTTAATGCACTTGATGCGTTTGAGCCGCGTTCAGTAAATCGTTTTTATAGTATATCTGAGGGAGATGTTTCTAGAAAGTCTTTCAAAAGGTTACATAGATGGCGATATTCGCCAACAGTTGCATATGGAAATAACGAAGTACATTTACATCCTTATAAAGCCAGACGAATTTCAGTTTCAGAAGCTTTAGCGCTGCAGTCTTTACCTGAAAATTATGCGATTCCAAAAACATTAACAAAAAGCGAAATGTTTAAAACTATTGGTAATGGAGTTCCATACTTGTTATCCAATGCTTTAGCGAAACAGATACGAATATTTCTTGAAAACGAATCCAAGAATAAGGAGTGTTGGTAGTGTCATATACTCTTGAAGAGATAAAGGAAGATTTACTGAAAATTGATGTAAATCAATTTTATATGAAGCACATTGTCAGAACGGAAAATTGGTATTTTGAAAACATACTGAACATTCCTCGTGAAAATATTGTTTCAGCCGTGGATGATTTTAAAATAATCGTCAGTGATGCTTTAGGTGTAAGCTATAATAGTGTAATGATGGTAGGTAGCGGAAAAACAGGATATAGCTTTTCGCCGACTAAAAAGTTAAAAAAATTTACGCTAGATCCTATTGGCGAAGAAAAATCAGATATTGATATAGCGATTATTTCAGACCCTATCTTCAACAGATTTTGGGAACTATTTAGAAAAGAATATTGCATTACTAATAAGCGGTTCTATCCAAACATTTCAAGAGGTATTTATCGTGGTTTTATAAATGCATCCAATATAAACAAAATTGAAGGATGTCGTATACAATGGCAAGACATTAGTAATAAAGCGTCGCGAAAATTAAAACAGGCGATGTATTTTAAGCACGACATTAGCTATCGTTTGTATAGGAGTTGGGAAGACTTCGAAGAATATAATTTAAGTTCGCTTAACGAGCTGAAAATGGAGGTCGGTAAAGATGCCTAGCAATTTTTCGAGAAATTCATTGAAAATAAGTGATGTGTACGAAAAATTTGATAAAGAAATGTGGATAGTAGATAACACTTATCAACGCCGTAAGGTGTGGGGTATAAAAGATAATATAAGATTAATGGAAACCATTTTGCTTGAACTTGTTATCCCGGAAATTTTCATTTGGGATTGTGATACTAATCCGGACACAGGAAAAACCACTACGCATATTGTAGATGGACAGCAACGGATAAATGCTATATTTGAGTTTATTTCTGATAAGTTTGCTTTGCAAAAACGATATTTGCTAGATAATACTGCCATGGAGTCTTACGAAAACAAAATTTTTTCCGAACTTGATGATGAAGTAAAAAAGAAAATATGGAAATATGAACTTTCTATTGTAAATTTGAATAGTGGTTTTACAATAGAGCAAATTCGCAATATGTTTTATCGTCTCAACCTTACTGATTACAGTTTAAATGAACAAGAAAAGAGAAATAGCTTGGACAGTGCATTCGGCAAAGTTGCTGAGGACCTAGCAAACCTTGAGTTTTGGGCAGAAAAAAAGGTGTTTAGCCCTCTAGATATCAGAAGAATGCATGATGTTGAATATTGCAGTAATATACTAATTTTAAGTCGTGAAGGGATAATCGACCAAACAAAATCAGATAAATTAAATCAAATATATTCAGATTTTGTTGATAATTATCCTGATGCTGAAAAAGATTCAAAAAAAATAATGGTAGCAATTGATTTAATCAACAAATTGTGCTCAGAGGAAACGGCTAACTTTACAAATAAGAAAACACAAATGTACACATTGTTTTCTCTTGCATTTGATTTTATTGACAACGATATATCAATTTTAGAAAGTAGTATTGAATATTTCAAGCAGTTTGTTAAATCTTATAATGCATTTAAAAATGGTTTTGATTTGGAATTTGATTTGGATTCTAACAAAAAGGCCTTTGAAATGATAAACAAGTATAAGTTAGCATCTTCGGAAGGCGTAAATAAGCTAAACAATCGAATGCTTAGATTTGAAATCCTTAAGAAAATATTGCTAGATAAAGAAAACATCACTATTGAAGATTTGAAGGCTATAGAAACTAAATGTATTGAGTACAATGAATAATACATTCAGCTAGAACATCAAATAAAGATACTTGCTATAGTGGCAGGTATCTTTATTTGATGTTACAGATGAAAATTTCTCCAGACAACACTTACTTGCTTATATTTTCCGGCATCTTTTTTGTCGATTAAGATTGATCCCCAATCGCCATCTGCCATGAGCGAATATGGTACAGGTTCGAGTTTGTGAATTGCAACAATAGTATGGGTGATTTTATGTCTTATCGTGCTTTCGATGGCAGCCTTGGCATCTCTATCGGATTTCATTGCCCTTATTGTCCAATTTTGCGATTTGTTCTGTGTGAATAACATCCAATCTGAGCAATCTACTTGTTGTGCCAGCTTCTCAGCGTTTGTAGGATCGAAATCCGAATCAATACGTCCGGATATTTCAAGCGGCCAATCTTTTGTAATGCTAAAATGCGCAGACAGAGCGTCGGCAAGATTTACTATCTGAACTTCTCTTGTTTTTTTGGAAATCCTCTTATCCAAAAGAATGCCTTGTGCAACAGCCTCAAACAATTTTCGAGGCTCTACCATGTTAGGCGTATGTCCGTTATAGTTTCGTTCCTCTCGCATTTCTTTCATTATCTGTGAAAAGGTTGCCTCTGCGAGTAGTGTTGGTGCCGTTTCCCTGATGAATGGCGCACTTGGAACGACTGAAGACACCTTGATGGGTGTTTTATACTTTCCGTTTTTATAAAAAACCTTCTCTTTACTTTTGGTGATTGTAATAATGATTTTATTTGTTTTGTCAAGAGGTTCGCCGCATATTGAAGAATAGAGAAATTCACACTCTGGAATTATAAATTTTGCATCAAATTCTTTTAATTGCTGAGATAGTGCATAACTCACTCTTTCATGGTAATCATCGGCTTTTATGAAGGCTTTATCGCCAATGGGAAATGCCATGATTTTTTCTTTATTATGAATATATGCCATATGAAATGTTACTTGAAAATCGTAGAAAAATAGTTTGTCGAGATTAGGGAATGTAGTTTTATCAAAATCGAGTTTTTGAACGAGGTCTTTATCTAAAATATCCCCATATAGAGTCGTTTCAAATACAACTTCCTTTTCTTGCATATATAGCCATTCCTTTCAACGCAAAAATAGATTTAGCAAATCCAACGTAGAACCGCTAAATCTATTTTCACATATATTGTGAGCAATTGCAATATCAGAGAGATGTGAATCGCCATAAGATTACACGATTTAAACTTATGATGTACCCCTGTATGTTAAGCAGGGACTAAAATGTTGAAATTGCACAATAACGCGCTTGATTTTAGTGCAATTATATGTGCGACTTGTATAGTCATTGCTGTTTTTTTGTGCTGTTTTGAGGAAAATCGAGCGAAAAATGTTTGAAAAACAGGCTAATAAAGTTGCATAGGTGTGTCTCAAATCATGAAATCTGACCCGGCGCAGCCCATGCCTCTTAATCATTCGTTTGAAAGTCAACGTAATATAATCCGGCCTTGTCAAATTCCCTGTTGCATCCAAATAAACAAATTCAAGATGCTCTGTATTGTATGATTGTCCACACTGCTCTCGTTGCTCTTCCTGTACTTTCTTCATCGCCAATAATTTATCCCGCAGCGGCGGAATCATTGGTAGTGTACGACGACTGGATTTATTCTTTGTCCGCGGCTTCTCGTCAATGTGCGGCTTTCCGTTCAATCTGCACTGTGTCACTGTGAAATTAATGGATATAGTGTTCCGAACAAAATCAACCGCTTCCCACTTCAATCCGATAACCTCGCTTCGTCGCAAACCATAAAAACCAAGCATAACAGCCAGTTCAAGGCGTGTGCCTTTGAATAAGTCTAATACTGCCTGCATTTCATCCGCGTTGCAGAAGGATGCGATGTATTGCTTAGGCTTAGGTTTATCTACACTGGCAGCTGGATTGGCAAGAATAAGCCCCTTTCTAACGGCATGACGTAACGCACTGTGAATCTTGGTGTGATATTTATGAACAGAGCTTTCAGACAACCTTTCACGCAGAATATCATAGTAGTCTTCAATCTCCATTACCGACATTTTGCCCACAGTAACCCCTCGTGCCCTAAAATACTGAGCGATACGGCACACCTCATGTGTGTATTCCGCAAGAGTAGTCGCCTCAACCCCTCGCTTTGATGGCAGCCATATCTGTTCGATATAGTCGGCAAAGAGAATCTTGTCCGCAGCTTGTTCAGTAAGCTTTCTGTCCCACTCCATTCGTGTTTTCAATAACAATTCCGCTGCTCTCCTACTATTACTTTTCACTGGAAGTCCTGTCGTTATCCATTTGGGCTTGCGCTTCCCCTGCTCGTCTTTCAAATTCAAAATAATGTAGTACATTCCGTTTTTTTCATGTAAGTGTCCAGACACCATCATATTTTCCTCCTTTAGATGTTTTGGTATCTTGAACCTATCCGCCGTTGACATCCACATTGTATCAGGATGTCGATTCGTTATCAAATATACAAACTACAAATTTTCATCCTGTCGTTTCACGACTGACGATATGCAATCCTACACTAACAGCAAGAGCCTTGTCTACCCTGCTCATAGCCTCAGCATCTAATGCAGCAACACGCGTCTGCAATCTGCCCTTATCCAACGTCCGAATCTGCTCCAGCAGCACGAGAGAGCTTTTCGCAAGCCCTTGCCGCATTGTTACCATACAGTGCGTAGGGAGCTTTGCTTTGCTCTCTGCTTTACTTGTAAGAACAGCAACAATAACTGTTGGACTACATTTATTACCGATATTATTTTGAATAATAAGTACCGGGCGAGACCCCTTTTGTTCTGCGCCATTAGCACCTTGCAAATCAGCTAGAAAAACATCACCGCGCCGTACATTTTTTACCATCGAACCTCTCCTTTCTTTAATTGAACTTATCCCAATAAAAATATTATCGAGTATGTATGCCGAAGTACAAATGCAGCTATGACAGTTCATTTTGCATTGCGATAATTACCATCATACTGCATATGTACCCCAGCTATATGTCATCCGTCTTTATTTGTCCTCGACACCCCAAGACGGTAGTATTCATAAAATATGGGAATCATCAATAGCGGCGGTTAGCTACACCGCACCACGGGGTTCTCACCCCTCCTGAGGTTCTCTCAGGCTGCCCCCACTTGTTACGACGTTTATCACGCTCAACTTTATGGCCGTACAGGCGTATCGCCCTATTGCTTGTCATCGCCGTATCAGTGGCAATCTGATACTGACAGCCGGAAACTTGTCCGCTGCGGGGCTTATGTTCGCACAATAGCAATAGGAATGTGCCTGATGATTGGTTATATGATTTTCAAGGTGCGGCCTGTCCCAAACAAGAAATCAGGCGAGGAAGAAACACTCTCCCACTTATTATCACACTTACGGAAAATATGTCAACGATGCACTTGTACCGAAAACAATGTTTTCACAAAAAATGTGATTTCTAAATCGGCGAATAGGTGGGGAGAAAAGTTCCTCTCACTTATTACCACACTCAGAGGCGATTTTTCACCCCTATTTTGAAAAATATTTTTTAATTTTGTTTTCAGCAGCTTTTACAGCCTTTGCTACCTGCTGGAAGGAGCATCCTTCTCTTTGCGCAATCTTTTCATATGTAAGCCCAAATCCATGACGTAAAACGAATCGCCTGTGCTGGGTTTTGGACAAAATTCTTATTGCCTTCCGTACTTCTTCACACCGCTGCCGCTTGATGACAATATCCTCGGCACTTTGGGCGCTACGCACCGCACTGTCTTCTAAGAGCGTACCAGCAGTATGCCGCTCATCCCATCGTCGCAAGTTCCGCTCCGTCCGCACAAACTGTTGAAACGCCTGATAGATAGGCAGCAGCACTTCGACTTCATAGCAATTGCCTTGTCCATCAACAAACGTAACCAAATACTGTATACTTTCTTCGCTAACTCTCGTTCGCAGTACATATTGATTTCTATTTTCAAACACTCTCATCGCTCCAATCTTTTGTTTGTGGACAAACAGATTGAAGTGTTGGGCTGCGGCAGCATAGTATCAGTTGGTTGCCAGAATAATTCTCGAAAAGAACCGCCCCCTACAACGCGTTTGATGTTTTTTATAAAACAACACACTCGTTAATAGTAACTAGGTTTTTTTCCAGAACGCGACTGCTTTCGCTAAAATGTCTTATAAATCGACAAAACAAACGCCCCATCAATATTGAACTGCACCCCAAAAGTTAAACAGTATGGTATACTGAAAAACAAAGGGGTGCATTTTCATGCCAAAGGGAGCGCCGAACAAGCGATACACAGCGGAATTCAAGAAGAAAGTGATTGAAACGATGCAGCGCGAAAGGCTGAGTTATCACGAGGCGGCGCGGCAATTTGAAGTAAGCGA